GTAAGACGCCTTAATGGACGGAAAACGCTATCCACCCTTGACGATTTAGTAACGCGAGCAGAAATGCAAACAAGCGTGGGGCGTGAACAAGGGGGCGCACCGTAAAAAGAAGGGGGCTACTGCCCCTTGCTAAGGACACAAATGTCCCTTGCAGATCAGTAGCCCTTCTTCTTCAGCCATTCGTCTACGGCCTTCTGGATGCACCATGACCTGTTCCGATCTTCTTCTTTTTGGTACTTGTCCAGACGGTCAAGGAGAGACGGCGGAAGAGTTACGTTGACTCTCTGGTACAGACCTTCCTCTGCGGGGTTCCCTTCAATCCCCCGTAGGTTGCGTCCTCCATTGATGCCCATACGTATCACCTCCTGCCTATATCATACGATGGCTGTCAAGGCAGATGTATAAGGCTATATATGGAGCCAACTTTTGGAGTTCACTTTAACTCATTTCAAAAAACAGCAGGAGGACAGCAAAATGGACATTGTCGAGCAGGCTTTCCTCCTGCTTTTTATTTGCACGATTATCGGCGTGGTCTTTATGAGGAGGTGACTGATCTGACATCGCAAGAGCTTATCAAAGAGTTCCAGCGGATGTATCAAGAGCATTGGAGCTATGTGTGGGGCGCGGCCAATTCCGGATGTGTTGACTGCTCCGGCGCTTTTGTATATGCGCTGACAAAGTACGGCCTATCGATTGCGCACGGAAGCAACAGCATTGCCAGGAATCACATCACCGGCCAGCTGCTTCCGATCGATCAGGCCCGGCCCGGAATGGTCGCTTTTAAATGCCGCTCGTGGGCAGAGAGCGAACGGGGGAACAAATGGTATGGTCAGCCTCCCGGAGATGTCCATCATGTCGGGCTTGTGGACGATGATGTCCGGTACGTTCTCAATGCAAAGGGCGAAAAATACGGCTTCAGCCGTGATCCAATACGATCATGGTCATTTGTAGCATATCTCAAAAATATAACCTACAACAGCAAGGAGGCAAGCAAAATGCAGACGGCAACGGTCGTTCTTCCGTCAGGCGCGGCAGGAAAGACGGTCAACTTCCGGACTCGCCCGGATCGGGACGCTCAGCTGGTCGAACGGGTTCCGGTTGGGAGTCAGGTGGATGTCCTGGAGGATCAAGGCGCATGGGTCAAAATCCAATGGGCCGGAAAAACCGGTTACATGATGAGCAACTACATCGAGTACGAGGGCCAGGGCGGAGAAAGTATGCCGGATCTGACCGATGATGACCGGATCCAGATCGATCAGGCGCTCAAGGCCATCGAAACGGCAGTGGACATCATCGGCAATATTGTTGGGAGAGGGTGAGTCCAATGTGGGAGTTTATTGTCAAGTATTGGCTTGAGGTGCTTTTCGGTCTGATCGTTACCGGGCTGACTGCGGCCTATGGATTACTTGCCAAGCGCGTCAAGGCCAACAAGGCCACAGATCAGGCCATCGCTGATGGTATGCGGTGTCTGCTCATGTACCAGCTCAGAGCGGAGGGCGAGAAGCATATCAGTGCTGGCAGCTGCTCAGTGGATGACAAGCGCGAATTTGAACGGGCGTATAACGCATATCACACGCTCGGCGGGAACGGAACAATCACATCACTGAAGGATCAGGTTCTGGCGCTTCCGCTCAAATGAAAAGAAGGAGGACAGATTTATGCGTGGTATTGATTGGGTTTCTAAGCTGACATCTCGGAAATTCTGGGTTGCTGTAGCCGGTTTGGTTTCCGGTCTGATCATCTTCTTCGGCGGGGCCGAAGCGACTGCCACACAGGTGACTGCTCTGATCATGAGCGCGGCCAGCGTCGTTGCGTACATCCTGGGTGAAGGTCTGATTGATGCGGCACACACGGAGGTCAGAAAAGAACCAATGGAACCGCCCATATATGAGGGCGAAGACGAAGAAGAATAATTGATAATAGCAAAAGGCTCCGGAGCGATCCGGGGCCTTGTTTTTGTTTTGGCGTTTATGCTACAATTCTTAGCACGAACCACTCGCCAATATGGTATAGTGTTCGTTTAGAGTTTGGGCATCTCCACTTGACCGGACTAAACGAACACGCAAGCCCGGAAGGAAGATCGACAATTTTTTGTCGGTCTTCTTTTTTTATGCTGAAATACACGAGGATATCAGATTCCCGGATCTCTGCCCGTGTGACGAATGCGTCCAGCAATGCCGATTTCATAGCGTTCTCTGAGGCGTAGCCCTCGCGGAACAGATCCAGGAATGAGATTATATCATCTTCGGATGGAAGAGCTGAGATGGCCGTTTCTGCCTGCTTTACACGGTCTTCCAGCAAAGCCTCTTCCTGTTCGAGCTTCAGCAATTCATCCCTGGTGGAGGCGGTAAAGATCCCGGCCTTGATGGCGTTCATGATGTTGGATTTCTGGGAACGGGTCTGGGCAAGCTCGGTTCGGATGATATCCAGATCCGAATCCTCCCGGATTTTGTCTTGGTCAAGGATCGTTTGATGCGCCATCCAGCGGATAGCATCATCTGACAGCACATCGTCCCAGATAGCTCGACAGATTGTTTCCTCCAACTGATCACGGGGATAGCTCCTCTGATCGCATTTGTGCGCACGGTGGCCGTGACAACTATAATAGTAACAGAGTTTTCCGGATTTGGATGTTCCGCTGGTTCCGGTCATTGCATCACCGCAGAGACCGCAATAGAGCTTTCCGGTCAGGGGATAGTATCCATTCGGTGTCCTGCGGGGGCCGTTCTTTGAGTGTGGTAGGGTCTGCACCTTGTAAAACAGCTCCTTTTCTACGATCTGAGGGATCGCGTCTTCCTGCACGTGGTATTTGGACAGGTAGGTTCCAATATAGCGCTGGTTGCTCAGGATCGTGTTGAAAGACGAACGATTCCAGGAGGCGCCGTGTTTGGTTTTTATTCCGCGCCCGTTCAGGTCCCGGCATATATCCGCATAAGTTTCGCCGGCGGAGACACGTTGGAAGATTTCCCGCACGACTTCGGCTTCTTCTGGATGGATCTCATACCGGCCATCCTTTCCGCGCCGGAAGCCGAAAGGCACAGATCCGCAGGCAAGGCATTTTTTTGCATTGTCTTCGTATCCGCGCCGGATCTTCTGGGACAGCTCTGCAGAATAGTATTGCGCCAGTCCCTCAAACACGGATTCGATCAGAATGCCGGACGGATTGTCCGTGATCGGTTCGGTCGCAGACACGACACGGACACCGCAGGCCCGAAGCTCGTGCTTGTATCGGGCTGAGTCGTACTTGTCACGGCTGAACCTGTCGAGAGCATATACCAGAACGGCACAAAAACGGCCCTCTCGCGCGTCTTTTATCATCTGGAGGAATTGTGGGCGCTGGTCTGTCCGGCCCGTTAGGGCGCGATCTGAGTACGTTTGGACGATGGTATAACCGTTCTGCTGTGCGTAGGATGTGCAAACATTGATCTGTTGCTCAATGGATGCTTCACGCTGCGCGGAGGAGGAAAAGCGGGCATAGATTACGGCGTTCATGGTGTCACTTTCCTTTATATCGGGCAGGGAACAGTGTGGGCTGCTGAGTTTTATTTGATTTTGTCCATGGATTTGATGCACAGTTTAGCTGTTGCAATAGCATCAGACAGAGCACGGTGAGCTTCGTCATTTTCAATCTCGGCGGCTTTGAGGAATGTTTCCAATTTTCTGTTTTTGAGTCTCTTCCAATATACGGAAAGCCGCATGGTGTCAAAATACTTTTTAGGCGCGTCGTATCCGCATTTGATACAGGCATTGTCCAGAAATGAAGCATCGAATCCGCCATTATGAGCGACAAGGACATCACCGTCAACGAAATCAAGGAAATCAGCAAGGGTGGGTTTTATACGTGGCTGACCTTTCAGCATGTCATCAGTGATGTGGTTCACCTCAGATGCTTCCGCCGGCATCTTGATTCCAGGATTGACGAGCTGCTGGAAGGTCTGATTAGTAAGTACGCCGCCAGCGACACGAACAGCTCCGATCTCAACGATCTGATCATTTTCCGGATCAAGCCCGGTTGTCTCAAGGTCGAATACGACATAGGATCTTCCTGAAAGCTTTTTGAATGCGTCAACAGTAATCAGCTTCGGGTAATTGCCATACCATGTGCTATGGTCAGAATTGGATTTTGATTTTGATTTTGATCTGGATTTGAAAATCATGCCAAACAAAAGAGAAAACAAGGAAGGCTTTCCTTTCTTCTTCCTGCTCCTGTCAATAAGCAATACAACAATCAGAATCAGAATGACGTAAGCAAGAATCTGGGACACGACAGGCGGAAGGCTGGAAGTTGCAGCAGTGTTTTCCATGGTGCGTTCTCCTTTTTATATTGACGCTTAAGCGCCGTATTTATGATATTTTATTCGCAATCCGCTTCGGCTTCCATTTCCGCAACCGATTTCGGAAAAGACAGATGCCCGAGGCGGTAATGCCGGAGTTCATGCCGGAGGGTTTTCAGCTTTTCCTCCTCCGGATCCGATTGATTGAGATAGATATTGGCGTATCCATCGGGTGATTCCTTAATCATCCCATGGACTCCTGGAGGAAGTGATACCTCCCGGATGATGCAATCATCAAAATTCATTGTTCGTCTTCTCCATCGATTCCAGGACTGCGACAGCTGCGCGGATCGCGGCAGGGCTGGCGTTCCTCGCGAGACGGAACAATTCTTTTTTGTCTTCCGACAGCTGAGAACGGATGACCTCCGGGTTCTCCGTTACAAGATCATCAGTCGTGCATCCCAACAAATCAGCAACTTTCTGCACAGTTTCAATTCGCGGATAAGATCGTCCAGAAATCCATGTGCTGACGGTTGACTTGGAAATCCCGATTGCTTTTGACAGCTCCACCTGGTTAACACCGGCCAGACTCATATAGTACGGCAGGTTCTTGCTGAAATCATCACGTATCGACATTGTTTTCACCTCCGTAAACAAATAATATAATGAAGTTAAATTTTTGTCAACTGGTTTCAAAAAAAGTTGAATTTAAGTATTGACAAACGAGTTCAATTAAAGTAAACTATTGCCCATGAAGGGAGGTGAACGATGGATGATAGATGATGGATACCGGGTGACATTGGAAGCCGCAAGAATTAATGTCCACATGACGCAGGAGGATGTCGCAAAGGCTTTGAATGTATCAAAAGCAACGCTTGTCAGCTGGGAACACGGAGACACCAGCCCGACAATCGAGCGTGCTCAGATGCTGGCCGAACTGTACAAGTGTCCCTTGCACCGTATTAATTTTTGCCGTCAAGGTTGATTTAAAATCAACCAGAATACCGGATGGGAGGAACCACCATGAAGCGCACACCAATAGAGCCGAAACTCCTAAACAATGGATATCTGATGCTGGAATATGAGAAATCAGTTCGCCGGAACGATTTAGAACGAGGCTGGAAGCTGATCGAAGAGATGGCCCGCAGGGTCTATCCCAAAACAATGATGATTCCGAACGTCAAAACCGTGCTTGCGGATTTCCGGCACTGGAAGCTGAACGGTGCGCAGGAACAGTATTGCTGAGCGGGAGGAACCACCATGAAAGAATTATCCCTCACCTTCGAGCGCTCCCTGTACAGGGCCGTGATCAGATTCAAACAGGAGCATCCAGGAGTGCTGGAAGCCGTCACAAAACAAAGAAAGGAGCAGGAGAACCATGAACGAGCCGTTTTACAGAAAACACCGGGGATGGAACGGGGCCGTCTACTATTGCCGGATGCCGGAACGTGAAATCGAAGACCGGCGGAGGATCGGGGTTGCAATCAGCACAATCCTCGGCCCTGTCGTGCTGGTGGCCTCGTGGGTGCTTGCGTCCGGGATCCTGCACCTGTGAAAGGAGGTGAAATGAATGTATCACGGACACTTAAAGGCCCCATGGCAGTCTGATCCGGATATTTATTTCGGAAAACATCGCCGGGTTCCGGTTCCGCCTCCAATCGGAGGGTATCGGTTCCAGGATCCGGCGATGGTATCCAGGGCGATTCCGGTTGACGGTGCTGTGACGGAGCCGGGGCCGTCGTGGGCAATGAGCCCACAGGCGCGATTCTGGTTGGAACCGGAACCGGTGAGCATCCGGGAACTGATCCGGAGGAAATTAAAAAAGGCCGTGAGCTGGTGCGAACAGCTACACGGCTAAAAGGGAAACGAAAATTGACCGCCCTCATTATAGGGCAGAAAGAGAGAAATTACAATGGCTACAAAGAAAGAAAATAATACTGTAAATATCAAACCCATCGTTGACGAAACCGCAATTATTCGAATCGTTGGAGACACTCCGCTGATCGTTCACAAGTGGACGGAGAAGATGAAACGCGCACTGCCAGCAGGAGCGAGAGCGGCAAAACTCGCTGGAATTACTGACAAAAAAGAGTATCAGAGCCCCATGGAAAGCTTCATTGAGTCAATGTATTGGATTAAGGGAAAGCCCACTGAGTACACAGAAGAAGCTTTCGTCGAAGCTGTTGAAAATGGCGCAGAGTGGGGATTCCGGGTTGAGAGCTTCAAGCAGGCGGCGATTGATGCGGCATATAGCAAGAAGTGGTTACCAAAAAAGAAGGACGTGAAGGGGCTGTTTTTCATCAAGCCTGATTTCATTGACGATGAAGGATATCAGCTTGTAAAAATCCAAGGTGGGCCTCCTACGATGCGTGAGGATATCGTAATCCTATCCGGCGTTGGTCGTACTCCTGATCTGCGGTGGCGCGGTGAGTTTAAAAATTGGTATTGCGATCTGACAATCAGCTATGACAGAGACGGCATTTATACGCTTCAGGATATCTGCAATATGCTTCAGGCTGGCGGTCGCTATAACGGCGTTGGCGAATACAGACCGGAAAAAGACGGTCAGTTCGGGATGTTCCATGTAGACGCTAAGTGATACGGCAGGCAAGGCGTGGTATCGCAAGTCGGGTTTTAGCATGGTCTGGTGATGCGCGGCGAGGCAGGTTAGGCGATGTCGGGCTTGGACTGCGAGATATGGTAGGCCGAGGCAGGCGAGGCTAGGCACGGCAAGGCGAGGAGAGGCTTGGCAAGGCAGGCTTGGCGATGTTTGGTAGGCGTGTTGGGGCGATGCATGATTTGACAAGGTAAGGCAGGTGCGGATAGTCAAGGTATTGCAAGGAGGGGCTTGGATTGGCAAGGCAGGTGCGGCTTATAAGCAGGCTTGGCATGGCAAGGTATGGCAAGGCGCGGCTCGGAGAGGCATGTTGAGGCAGGCGCGGTTCGGATAGTCGGGGCCCGGTAAGGTTTGGCGTGTTGATGTAAGGAATGGCGCGGCCAGGCAGGCGAGGAGCCAAACAAAAAAAGAAGGGAGAACGAAACTATGATCTACCAATGGAAGCAAGGATTCAGGGCAAACGTATCAGCTGAGATTGCAGGACAAGAGTGCGAAAGACTCGCTAAGGAGCACCGATTGACGGGGCGTGATCTCGTGGAAGAGAGCCGACCGGAAGATGCACCACTTCACCGCTACTTTGAATGGGACGATACGAAAGCGGCAGAGTTGTACCGCGAGAGACAGGGCCGGGACTTAATCGCCCATATCGTTCTGATTCGCGATGAAAAGGAAGAAGAATCAGAAGAACCGGTGCAGGTGCACGTTCGCGCTTTTTACAACGTTGATGAGACCCCCGAGTATCATCCGATTCAGCAAATTTTAACGACGGAGGACTTGCACCAGAAACTGCTTGAAACGGCAAGGCGCGACATGATTATCTTCAGAGAAAAATACAAGGCGCTTGCTGAGCTGGAATCTGTTATTTCCGCGATCAATGCCAGCCTTGGAGGAACCACATGACCGACAAAACAACCTGCGTCTTCTACGATGAAAAAGAGAAACGATCAAACGACGGTCTTCCCTGCCGGATCCTGAAGGGCAGGTATCACACGAAGACCGGAACAGAACGGAAATGTGTATGCACTGGGAGAGAGTGCAGTTTTTACAAATCAAATGGAGGGGAAAGAAATGAAAACACTTTATGAAATCAATTCCGACATCCTATCATGCTTGGACATGGAAACCGGCGAGATCCTCGACACGGCACGGCTGGACGCACTCCAGCTGGAACGCGATCAGAAGTTCGAGGGCGTGGGCCTCTGGATTAAGGACATGAACGCTGAGATCACGGCCCGGAAGGAAGAGATTAAGAAGCAACAGGCTCAGGTCAAGGCGCTCGAAAACCGGATTGCGAGCTGCAAAGAATGGCTTCGGCTGAATCTTGCGGGTGAGAAGTTCAAAACGGCGAGGGTGTCCGTCAGCTACACGCACAACAGCCGACTGGATGTGATCGATGTTGAGAGCGTCGTGAACTACATCCAGACGCACTACCAGGATCCCGAAGAGTTCCTGAAGTTCTCCATGCCGGAGATCCGGAAGGATGCGCTGAAAGCGGAGATTAAGAAAGGCGCGGAGATTCCGGGGGCCAGCCTGGAAGCAACGGAAAGTGTGGTGATTAAGTAATGAATAATTGCTTAATCACTGGCAAACCATGTCCTGAAGCGCCAAATGAAGATGATACCTGTGATTGCGATTGGGCGCAAATGGACATCAATAATGAGTGTGGTGATTATGGGACTTGCAGATTAACAGGCATTAGCCTGCTTGGGGAGGAGGAAGATGGATGATCATCGCAATCATGGGCGAGAGCGGGAGCGGCAAAACCACCTCGCTCCGCAACCTCGATCCGAACACGACATTCTACGTGGATGCTGATAAAAAGGGCCTGTCATGGAAAGGCTGGAGGAGCAACTACAACCGCGAGAATGAAAACTACTGGGCCACTGATTCAGTCGAGGTAACGCTCGGCCTGCTGACAAAGATCAACACCACCGAGAAGTTCAAGCGGATCAAAACCTTTGTAATCGACACAATCAACGGCCTGATGGTTGCTGACGAGATGCGCAGGAGCAGAGAAAAAGGGTACGACAAATGGGTAGACTTAGCGGCCAGCGTGTACAGTCTGATCGATTATGCGCTGACCTGCCGTCCAGATCTGACCGTGATCTTTGTTGCACACAGCCAGACGGACAGGGATGACACCGGGTTCGCGTTCACCAGGATAAAGACCTCCGGCAGAAAGCTGGACAAGATCGTCCTTGAAAGCAAATTTCCGGTAGTCCTGTACTGCAAAAGTAACGGGAACGAACACGTTTTCGAGGTTCACGCTAACAACAGCACCGCAAAAACGCCAATGGGAGCGTTCGAGCAGGACACGATCCCGAACGACATTATCCCTGTACTTGAGACACTGAAGGATTATTGATTGACCGCATCGGGAAAAATCCCGTGCAAATACGACTGTCCACAAAAAGTGGAGAAAGCGAGGATAAATTATGAAACCTGTAAACGGATTCCAGAGCCAGGCTCCCGGAGCGAGTTATCCTATGCTGCCGAAGGGCGCTTATGTGTGCGGCATTCAGGATGTGAAGATCACCGGAGCAGAACCGAACCAGCAGCTCAGCCTCCGCCTTGAAATCATCGAAGGGCCGTACGCCGGATATTGGACTAAGCGTTATCAGAGCGAAAGCAACAGAACCGGCATGGCCACACAGTACGAAACGAGATACAAGGGCGTTGTCAACATCCAGATCCCGAACGAAGCAAACACAAGCCGTCAGCATTATGACTGGGATCTGAACACCTTCAATCGTGCGATAGGTGCTATTGAAGCGAGCAACAACGGCTATCACTGGGATTGGAACGAGCAAGGATTGAAGGGTAAGACGGTAGGCGTGAGCGTACAGCTCGGATTGTTTAATGGGATCGAGTTCACGAGCCCGCGCCGGTTGGAGGATGCAAATCAGGTTCGAGAGGGAAAAGTGAAGCCGATGAAGGACAGGGAACCGTCCTACAGCGAGGATCAGCACGGCAACAATTCCGGGTTCACGATGGTGGAAACAGATGAAATCCCGTTCTAAGGTGGGTTGCGCTGATGGTACTTTACGAAGACACCAGGCAACAGAAAGGAAAGCACAAAAACATTCATGCCTACTGCGAAAAAATGGGCATTGAGATCATTCGTCAGGCGCTGAATGTTGGGGATTACCAGATCGCCGGGAATGGGAGCATCAGCGTTGACACAAAGCAGAGCGTCCTCGAATTGGCAAGCAATGTCTTTCAAGAACACAGCCGATTCCGAGATGAATGCCTGCGAGCGCAGAGATGCAGTATACAGCTCATTGTCCTGATCGAGGAAGTCCTGCCTGATGGTGGCCTCCGGAAGTGGAAGTCTCCCATCGGGCGGGACGGGCTCCCGCTTTCAAGGATCAATCCGACAACACTCAGGAAGGCAATGATCACGATGCAAGCGGAGTATGGCGTGAAGTTCAGGTTCTGTGACGGGAGAAGCACGGGAAAGATCATGATTGAATATCTGAAAGGAGAACGAACCTGATGAATATTATTGATAATGCAGTCTATGAAATGGAAGATACCGAATACACGATAGATAACAGAGCCGTTATTATGGCAGCTGTTATTCTTGCGCAAGCCATGAACAAAATTTGTGATGAAATAAAAAATTTATCTGATGTTATCGAGCATGGGATTATTTACAACTGCGAACACGAAAAAATCTCAGATGCGATTTATCATTCCAAGGAGTGATCCAGGATGTCTGCAAAGCTCCCTCAGTCTGTAAGAGATATATGGACTGATATGTATAAGCTCCATGAAACCTTTGACGCTATGGGGAGTTCGGTCGAGGATTGGGCTTTATGGTGGAAGACATCAATGAGCATCCTCCACAAGCACAACGACCATCCGCTATGTGAGCAGTTGATTCTGGGATTGACGGCATACTTAGAGAGCAGTCGCAAAATAACTGAAGAGGAAGAATCTGAATGCAAAGAAGGAGCTGGCCAGGGAGGCCAAAGGACAGACGGCTTGAATTCGCCGGATACGCAGAGCGAATCAAAGGCTCCGTCTCAGTTAGGGATGTTCTGACTTTGAACGGGATTCCAGTCAATCGGTCGGGTTTTGCGGTGTGCCCGCTTCATGGAGACAAGGACGCATCATTGAAAGTTTACGACAAAGGGCGCGGGTGGGTGTGCTACGGTTGCCACAAGGGCGGTGATGTGATCAATCTCGCCATGCAGCTCTACGGCGTAGGCTTTCAAGATGCGATCCGGAAGCTGAACGAAGAATTCTCTGTTGGGATCGAGATTGACCGACAGCAAACGGAAAAAGAAGCATTTCAGGCTGCGGCCAACATCGCAAAGATGAAAGCCAAACGGAAAGAAGAGCAGATGAAGGCCGAAGCCGCAGAAAGGGCATACTGGAAAGGCTTTGATAGGTGGCTTGAGCTGGATCGGCTTGTCATGGATCTGGAAGGCACCTTTGATCATGAATCAGACGCTTTCCCTGATGACTTCTGCAAGGCCATCATCGAGCGAAACGAAGCATATGAGGACTTAGTAACTCTGGAAGAAAGGAGGTTGATGGAATGTGTCAAATGACAGCGGCAAACTGACGAACGAGGAAATAGCCGAACAATTCAAAGAGTACGATGGAGAGGACTTCCTTACTTCCGAAAAGCCTTATGAAATTCTGGTTGCTGTTCTTGACGCTGTCCAGGACGAAATCACAAGAGAGCGAATCATAAATGTTGTCAGGGAGAAGGCAAAGAAAGCCGGATGCCCAAAGCAGGTGTTCAATACAATGCTGAAAGCTGCCACGCCAAAGAAAAAAATGGCTGAAGAGATGATTGAGAACACAGGCTTTTCTGGTATTGACGGGCTGCTGAACGGAAATATCCCGAACTATGGGTTTTACAGCTGTTCGGACTTTGGAGTCTATCTCTACGACATGATGAGCGGTAAATCCGTTCAGGTTTGCAGTCATCCCGTTTTCCCAACAATGCGATATAAAAATATCGAAACTGGAATTGAGATGATGGATATCAGCTTTAAACGGGATGGCAGATGGAGAACCGTGAAGCAGATCGACCGGAAAACTGTGGCTCAGTCTCGGCAGATCGTGAACCTGAGCGAGTTCGGGATCAGCGTGACAAGCGAGAACGCAAACGACATGGTGAACTACATAAGCACGATTGATGATCTGAACCGGGATATCATTCCGCGAACAGAAACAATCAGCCGTCTGGGATGGGTTGAAGGCAAAGGATTCTCACCGTACATCGAAGGTGTGAGCTATGACAATATCGGAAAGTTTGCCGAAACGTATCGCGCTGTTCATTCTCACGGTGATTTTAATAAGTGGCTGGATGTCGTAAAGAAGATCAGGGAAACAGATGATTATAAACCCGCGCGGATAGTCCTTGCGGCGAGCGTGGCAAGCGTGATCCTGAAATGGACTTGCAAACAGCCGTTTCTCGTTCATCTCTGGACTTCAACCAGTGGAACCGGCAAGACAATCGCGATGATGCTTGCGGCCAGTGTGTGGGCGGATCCGGCTCCTGGGAAGTATATGAAGAGCATGAACAGCACCATGGTAGCAAACGAACAGATGGCAGCTTTTTGTAATAACCTTCCGCTGTGCCTGGACGAACTGCAGACAATTGAGAAAAACAAGGATTTCGATGACATCATTTATATGCTGTGTGAAGGCACCGGAAAGACGCGATCTTCGAGGAGTCTCGGCATCCGTGAGCAGGCAAACTGGCTGAATGTGATCATCACTAACGGCGAAATGCCGATCAATCGAGACAGCCGGGGCGGAGCGATCAACAGGGTTGTCAGCGTGGAAGGCAGCGGGAACATTGTTCCGGATATGCGGGAAACGGCAGAGACGATCCGGGAGAATTACGGGTTCGCTGGTAAGATGATCGTGGATGCGATCTTTGCGGACGAAAGCTGGAAAGACAAGATCAAAGGCACCTACGACAACATTGTGAACGAGCTTGTAAAAAGCGCAACCGGGAAGCAAGCCAATTATGGCGCGGTGCTTCTGACTGCCGACTGGTTGCTGGATGCTCTGATAATGCATGACGGGCGGAGGCTTTCTCCGGAGGATGTCTGCAAGTATCTGGCTACACCGGACATGGTGGACATGAACCTGAGAGCGAAGGACTGGCTGGCAGATTTCACGGCCAGCAATGCCGGAAACTTCCGAAGGGATGGGGATCCGGAGGACGATGAGTTTCCACGAGCGATTTACGGAAAGATCGCCGAAGACGGATCTGTGTACATTCTACCGAACGTTCTTAAAAAGGAGATGGTAAACAACAAATTTGATTATCAGTCTTTTCTGAAGTGGTCATTTGAGAAAGGATATCTCCATTCGTTCCACTCCGGATCCAATAAACACTGGGGAATATCCA